CCTGCCCATACTTTGTGGGTGTGTTCAACCTTGTCAATGGCGACGACTACGGGCGCGGGCATGTTGAGGATTATGCAGGGGACCTTGCTAAATACTCTGTACTGACCCGCGCCCTCACCTTGTATGAGGTAGAGATAACCAAGGTGGTTAACTGCGTCAAGCCGGGCTCTCAGACCACAGACCTCAAAAGCCTAAATGAGGCGCAGACGGGGGAGTGGGTATTAGCTGACCCTCAAGCAGTAGCTGCTATGGAGGCCAAGGAATATGGTAAGATACAAGCCATACTGGCTGACCTCAATGCTATAGCCCTGCGCCTATCCACTGCCTTTATGTACCAAGCCAACCAACGGGATGGTGAGCGTGTAACCAAGTATGAGTTGCAGCTTATGGTACAGGAGGCAGATAAGGCCCTTGGCGGAGCATACAGCCGTGTGAGTGCAGCTACCCACACCCCGTTGGCTTATCTGTGCATGTTGGAGGAAGATCCTACCTTCATCACCGCTGTAATAGCGGGTGAGGTGGAGCTTGAAATCCTAACAGGCACAGCAGCCTTGAGTCGTGCAGCAGACACAGAGAACCTGCTGGCTGCCGTACAGGAGCTAGCTGCTATTATCCCGCTGCTCAAGAGCATATCTGTACGCTTTGATGAAGACCAGATTATAGACAACATCCTACTCAGTCACGGTATCAAGTTGGACCAAGTGATGCTGAGTGATGCCCAGCTCAAGTCTAAGATGGCTGCTAGTGCCCAAGCCGCACAGCAGACCACGGACCCCTCACTAGGTGCGCAAGGTATCGCTGCCACCCAAATGCTATAAGGACCAACAATGACAGTGCCTGTCGATAGTGAAACCCATATCCCCAGTCCGGTACATATCCCCGGCCCAGCCACTACACCCACGCCTGATGCGGTAGCGCCTGTGGTACCTGTGCAGCCGGTAGCACCAGTAGTACCAGCTGTATTACCTGTAACAGAGCCCACTACCACTGACAGCGTAATGGATACTGGGAATGCCGCGCTGGACGCTGCTATCAATGTATTCACTACAGTCACCAAGGCCACAGAGGCTGATATGGTACGTGCTGTAGGTAAGGCATTAGAGTATGGCCGGGAAGACCTCATCGACGTAGCCTTTATTAAGGAGAAGTTCGGGGTCAACGCCGACCAAGCTATCCAGCTGGCAAAGGCTGCTATTACCGAGAAGGCATCTAACCTTGTACGTCAGGAGACTGAGGTTCACACCTTGGCTGGTGGCAAGGCAAACTGGGATGCTGCTATTAGCGTGTATCACACCAATGCCCCAGAGTACATGAAGGCTGCCATAGTGGGTCTCATGGACAGTGGGAAGGTAAAAGAAGGAACGCAGATGCTGTTGGACTTTGCGAAGAGTCAGGGCCTCACCCCCGGTGCCCCATTGCTGGATAACCCAGCTGTAGTACCCGGCGCTGCCGGTGCATTGGATGCTACTGGTTTTCGCGTAGAGCTGGATAAGCTCTATAAGGAAGCCGGTGGACGTTCGTTGGAGTCAGGCGTTTATGGTGACCGTTATAAGTCCCTGATGGCCAGACGTGATGCTGGCCGCCAGTTGGGCCGTTAAGTTATACCCAAGCCTTAACAATTCCGCTAAGGCTTAATATTTATTGGAGAATACCTACATGGTTGATATTGCTAACGCCTCACGCCCGCATTGGGGCGGTGCCGCTTCTACCACTGACCAACACCTCGAAATCTATCAAGGTGACATTGATACCCGTTTCCAGTACATGGCTATCTTCCTACAACTGTCCACCCAGCGTTCTGTGAATGACCGCTCCAATACCTACCGCATTGACCGTCTGGGTCAGGGTGCTGTGCAGGGCCGTACCTCCGGCGTGGCTCTGGTCACTACCCCGAACAAGTCCGACAAGCTGGTCCTGACCGTGGACACCGTACTGTATATCCGCAACGAAGTGGATTATCAGGATGACTGGACCGCCCCGGACTTCCTGCGCGAGATTGGCCAGAACAACGGCTCGTCCTTCGCTGAGATGTTCGATGGTGCCCACATCATCCAGCTCATCAAGGGTCGCAGCTGGACTGCCCCGGCCCACCTCGTACCGGCCTTCAAGGATGGTATCGAGATTGTGGCTGACCAGACCGTATCCACCTCTGGTAACCTGTCTCAGGCCCAGATGGAAGCCAACGCGATGGTTATCAACAACGCCC